AAAAAAAAAAAAAAAAAAAAAAAAATTTACAAAAATCAAAACACCACATGTATTATGCTGTAAGATATATTTTTTCAAAAAAAAAAAACTTTTTTTTTTACGTTTTTGATCATTTTTTGAAATTCGCCTTTAAGCTGGCATTGAAATGCCTTTTACACATACTATCTTTGAATATTTTAGAGCAATTACAGTGTTGTCCCTTTCTTTTTCCTGATTTTAAAATTGCGATGCATTTTACACCACCATTATCTTTATCTTTATCTTTATTCTTACAATAAATTTTATAATGTTTATTACAAAAATATTGTTCATCAACATAATTTAAATGATTTGATACACAAGCCGCACACTTTTCTCCTTTTCTTTTCCCGGAACGAAGTTGATAATTACATTGAAAAATTTTGTTTGTAATAGCTTTATTACTATTTACACCTGATATTTTAAGTACATTTGGAAAATCAACATATGGAATTAATTTATTTTCTATATTTCTACAATATGGGCATTTAAATTGATGTTTCTTTAATCGAATAATATCTTTATAATTTATTTTTTTATTTTTCTGTATTGATATTTCTTGATAAAGTGGTACATAATTGAATGTATGTCCGCATTTTAACGTTATGTTAAATTTAGATAACCTTTCTTTTGTCAATAAACATAGTTTAGTATTATTAATATCATTTTCATCATTATCAAAATCTTTTTCTAATTCAGCAAAGAAATCTATATTACCTTCAATAATATAATTATTCATTTATATTATATTATTTTTGTCTTTATGTAATTTATAAAAATGGTTAAAAAAACCACATGGGGTAGATATACATGGATATTCTTCCATACCGTAATTTATAAGGTTAAAAATGAAAATGATTATAATACTATAAATAAATTAAAATCATTTATAAACACAATATGCAATTTAATACCATGTTCTACATGTAGAAACCATGCTATGGAATATTTAAAACGAAACAATATTGATAATATAAAAACAAAAACACAATTAAAATTATACATGTATAAGTTTCACGATTACAATAATAAGAGAGATGGAAAACAAACACTATCTATTAATGAATATGATAAAATATATGAAAATAAAATAACTACCAGTGTATTATACAATTTTCGTGTGATATTATATAATATTAAATATGCAGCAAATTATATGTTTTTAAGTAAGAAAAAAATTAATTTTATATCAGAATATACTAATTATTTTAAAAATAATATTAATAAATTCAATTTATAGATTTTTAATAATTTTTCCATTTTTATAAACAGAACATTTGAAGTTTTGTTTTGCTGGTTTCTTACATGTCATTGTATTTCCAACAAGTTCTTCAAAAAACAATAATGATTTATTACCTGTTACTTTAAAAATAGTATACCATAATGTTCCTAAAACAAACCCAACAATACCACCAAGTATCACACTTATAATATCTTGACAACCAATTGATATTTTTGATATTGCATCAATAACAAATATCCCAATAATAGAACCAACAATCATGTAATTTGTGTTGTTATACTGTATCATTGGTATTAATAAATATGCCATTGTAAATGCTATAATAACACTATTAATAGCTGGACTGTTATAATTGTTTAAAATCGGTATATCAAACAAATTACAATTTGGTGGTGAATTAATCGGATAAGGTTGTTTAAACAAATTCATTATGAATATATTTATAATACTTGTAAGTATCAATCCCAAAAAGTAAATAATACCTTTTAAATTATTATTAAATATAGACATCATAATTAAAAAAAAACTTAATAAAAATGGTGCTAATGCTGAAAAAAATTGGAATAAATTTGTAAATGTTAATTTAATTGCCATATATAATAATATAGAAAAATAATATTATTATACGAATACTAATTTTAACACATCATGAATAGATTCAACTTCATGAAATGTTATATTTTCAACCACTTTATCGTCTTTATATATATCCCAAAAATCGGTGAACTCTTTGTGATTTTCCTTTGGGTATATAAATGTATCAACTCCGGCTCTAATACCGCCTAATATTTTTAAATCAAGACCACCTATAGCGGTTACACATCCATTTAAATTAATTTCTCCAGTTATAGCAATATTGTTTTTTATTTTGTTTCCAGAGAACAAACTATACATTGTAACTGTTATCGCTGTCCCTGCACTTGGACCATCTTTTGGGACTGCACCTTCAGGACAATGAACGTGTATGGATTGTGTAAAGTTCTTTTTCACTCGTTTTGATAATGCTGTTTGCTCTTTGTTTGTTAATAAAGACCATGCAAGCGATTTAGCTACATTCATACTTTCTTTCATAACATCGCCTTGTAACCCGGTTAATTTCATATCCAAAAATTTGTCACCAGGATTAAATTTGGTTTCAATTGGGATAATACCACCTAACCCTAAAGCATTTGCCCATAGACCATTAATAGTGCCTACAACAGGTTTCTTATGAATTTTTTTATACATAACTGGCCGTCTATCTTTTAGATATAATAATTTGATTTCATCATTTGATATTTGAATCGGTAAACTAACATTTTTATTGGAATTTTTTAATGTTTGTATATTAATTTCACCAACGATTTCGAATAAAACTTCTTTGAGTTTTCTCACCCCCGGTTCTCTTGTATATTGATTTATTATATATTCAATGCATTCGTTGGAAAATTCAACTACATCAAGTAATCCCATTTTAGTTAATAATTCAGGTAGTATGTATTCGTGTGTTATAACAATCTTTTCTTTCAATGTCAAATGCTTAAATCTCACACGATGTATTCTATCTAATAATATTCTATCAATAATACCAGGATCATTATATGAAAAAATAAATAATGCTTTTGATAAATCAAGCCCAATTCCATTAAAATATTTATCGTTAAAACTATCATTTTGAGTAGAATCAATTAAATGAGTTAAGATACCTATGATTTCCTTTCCATGTTCGGTTTGACTTACTTTATCTAATTCATCAATAAATATAATAGGGTTCATACATTTTTTTTCCATTAATATATCTACTATTCTACCCCAAGTGGAACCAACATACGTATAATTGTGTCCAACCAATGTACTACCATTTGATGAACCACCAATTGCAATAAAAGCAAATGGTCTAGAGTTACCTTCGGCATCTTTTAAACAATTGGCAATACCGTTTTTTGCGAGGGATGTCTTGCCTACACCAGGAGGCCCCTCAAACCCAAAACAATATCCGGTTTTTTCACCATTAATCCATTGTCCAATAATTCGTTCGACTTGTTTTTTCGCTTTTTCGTGTCCATATACTGATTTATTTAATACTTCGGGTATAGAATCAATATATTTATTAACCTTTTCCATATTATGGTTTATTTCGGTAGATTTTTTTTGGATAATATCAATAATATTTGAATTATCAAATGATTTATTGAAACATTGTGAAATATTAAATTTATTACATATGTCATTTGTAAATTTTTCGTTATCGCTAAAATTTTGTATGGTTTCTAAAATTTTATTTTTCATATATTGCATTTTTTTTCCAGAATGTGAAATTTTGGTCATTTTAATATTATTTTTCTTAATAACAGTATTCACAATTAATACAGCATTAATAAGTTCGTTTCTTTTAAATGACGTTATTTTTTCAAATATTTTTTTAATTGTTTTCGACTTAAATTCATCGACATAATTATTTTCTATTTTTGACAAATAATGCTTCATTTCAACACTGGTATAGTTTTTTTTGATAGGAAATTGTGTAACTTTATGTTCTGTATTATTTAATTTATCTATAAGATCATCGAAAATATTTCTATTGCTATTCATAATTGTTAATATTTCTTCTTCTTTGTATATTCCAAATGGAATTCTAAGTAATGCTTCTAAAAACTGTCGAGCCTTTGAACCCGAATCTTCAGATTTTGCTTTAATTTCTTTCAATTTAACCATTGCCTTTTCTTTAACTGCATCACTCGCTTTTAATAAACAAATTTGTTGTTCTAGTGGTATCTTACTACTATCGATATTTGACAAATTTTTAGTATATTGTATAGTCTTTTGCATAGCATCCTTAAAATATTTTTTAACATTCCAAGGAAGACTATCTAATAGTAATGTTTGATCTTGTGTATCGATTGTCCCATTGTTATCATTAGACAACAAATCATATAATAAATAGGATAAATATTGAAATTCATTTTCATCAGCTTTCAATAACAATTGAATTAATGTGGTTCGCTGGTTATATAATTCACTTGAAATAAAATCTTTTACTATTTGGGAAATAGTTCGTTGTTTTATTAAATGAACTTGGTTTAAATAACCAATGAATCTATTATACAATTCCTCATTATTATATACCAGTAGTTCTTTTAAGGATAAACAATTTTTAAAGCGTACAAAGGCCTTTGTTAAAAAATCAGGATCCTTGGGTTTATTGTCTTCAATATCTTTCATTTTATTTATTATAAATTGATAATTCATACACCTGATATTAATATCATCTATTATACAACAAACAATCATTGTTTTTTTTTCTGCTTCATTGTGAAAGGCAATTTTTATACCATATACCTTGGTTTGAAAAGAGCGACTTGTTCTAGCCAAATCAAAACAATCAAGGTTTTCAGATGATTCAACAATCATAAAATCTTCTATAATTCGATTTTTTTTAATTGTTTTATTTTTTTTTGTAACATTGGAGTTATTTTTCCACCCCATTATTTTATATCCTATTGGGTGACAATATTTTTCAATCAGTCCCCATTTATCACTGTTGGATTTTGAAATATTTTTATTTATATATTCATTACCAAAACAAATATCAATTAAATTTTTCATATTTAGTGTTCCATATGTTTTAAATAGAATACACAAATCATTATTTATTTCTTGTAATTTATTTATAAATTGTTCTTTATCATATTTAACTTTATTTTCAATCGGTTGGTTTAATTTTTCTAGTTCGATGTATATATTTTCCAATTTTTGCATTGCGTTATTCATTTCATTTGCACCAAAAATATCAAGATTCTTGTATTTTTTTAGACTAATAAATGTTTTCTTAATTATTTCCATAAAATCTGTAATTTTAATTTTCATAATATTACCTACTTTACTATTTTTCTTCGATAATTTCGACGATTTCGTCGATTTTGACATTTTTAAATTCGTATATGCCTTTTTAGCGAATTTACTACTTGCGCTTTTTTTCATAATATATAATTACGATTTTATAATTAAATTAATTAAACTCAATTAATTATTGCGGTATTTATTCCTAAATAAAGAATATATTATTTATTTAATCAGATTAAAGGAAAAAAAAGGATATATATATATGGGTATTCCTAGTTATTTTTCATATATTGTAAAAAATCATCGAAAAATAATATATAAACTAGAAGATTGCTTTAAACATAAAAAGGATATTGATAATTTGTATTTGGATAGCAATTCAATTATTTACGATTGTATTGCTAATATCAATTATGTGAATGATGAACAATTTGAATCGGAAATTATTGAAAATGTTTGTATTAAATTGCAGTATTATATTGATGTTGTATCGCCTCAGAAAAAGGTGATTATAGCATTTGACGGTGTTGCGCCAGTTGCAAAATTAAAGCAACAGCGTGATCGCAGGTATAAATCATGGTTTTTAAATAAATTGGAAAATAAAATTGCGAATAAAGAAAATAATGTTACATGGAATCGTGTTAAAATAACACCAGGTACATCATTTATGAATATGTTAGGTGAAAAAATTAATGAACGTTTTAGTGATGAAAAAATTATAGTAACTGCAAGTGATGAAAAGGGTGAAGGGGAGCATAAAATTTTCGAATATATAAGGAATAATGAATCGTATCATAAAACAACTAAGACAGTTGTTTATGGTCTTGATGCTGATTTAATAATGTTATCATTAAGTCATCTAAAATATTGTAACAATATATATTTATATAGGGAAACACCTCATTTTATAAAACATATTGATAGAACACTTGATCCAAATGAAAATTATGTATTGAATATAAGAGAGTTGAAAAATATAATTGATGATAATTTAAAAATTAGTGATAAATACAAAAAGGGTGATTCATTAATCAATGATTATATATTTATGTGTTTTTTTTTAGGAAATGATTTTATGCCACACTTCCCTGCATTAAATATTAGAACAGATGGTATTCAGCGAATAATTAATGCATATAAACATTGCATTTCAAGTCGCGGTGAAAGACTTATTTGTAGTAATAATAAAATTAATTGGAAAAATTTAAGAAAAATTGTGGTATTTTTGGCGGATAATGAAAATGAGTATTTAAAAATTGAGATGAATAAGAGAAATAAAATGGAAAAACGTCGTTATAAAAATAAGCTTGAAAAATTGACTAATATACCAATGCAAAATAGGGAACAGGAAAAATATATAAATATAGGTGAATATGGATGGGAAAAAAGATATTATTCATCTTTGTTTAATATTGATATTGACGATGATAGGCGGAGACAAATATGTATAAATTATATTGAGGGTTTAGAATGGACGTATAATTATTATACAGACCAATGTTATGATTGGCGTTGGATATATAAATATCATTATCCACCTTTATTAACAGACTTATGTCGTTTTATACCATATTTTGAAACTACATTTGTTGAAAAAAAAATACCATATCCAATATCATCATATACACAATTAGCCTATGTATTGCCAAAAAATGCATTGCATATTATACCAAACAATATTGAAACATTATTAATCGAACGTTTTAATGAATGTTATAAAATGAATTGTGAATTGGAATGGGCATATTGTAAATATTTATGGGAATCGCATGTGTTGCTCCCCAAAATAGATATTATAGAATTAGAGAATGAAATCAATAATTTTATACAAACAAAATAATAGTTATAGGTTATATTATACTATATATTTTATTTGATATATATAGATATGGGAATTGAAATATTTGCACGTGTTAAAGATGGTTCATTACCACGTGTTACAAAAACAGAACATAATTGTAATATAAAGTTTACATATCAAAAAAATAAATTTGATTATAATATTAATAAAATATGGAATAATAATGAGAAAAATCAGGAAATATATGATTATTTAAAAAGGAATAATGATGATTATTCAAATTTTTATTATCCTGCTTTTGGATATACTGGAAGTGGTAAGACATATACTATATTTAACATGTTGAATTTATTTATTGATGAGTTAATAGAAAAAAAGAAGACGAAAGATGTGAGTAATCCGCTTAAAAAATTCAATAAAATCACCGTTTCTGCATATCAAATTTATTGTGAAAAAATGTATGATATGTTAAATAATAACAAACGTTTAAGAGTGTTTAAAACAAAAAAATTAATAATAAATGATTTAACTGTTAAAAATATTGAAAATCGTGAACAAATAATAAAAATAATAGAAAAAAACAGAAAGATGGCTGCCACAAATATGAATGAGGTTTCGTCTCGTTCTCATGCAATTATAATCATATGTTATGCTGGGAAAAAATACACATTTATTGATATGGCTGGGCAAGAAAGTGGTGTTACATCAAGTAAGAATGAAAAAAACGTCAAAAAGCAAGGGACTGCGATTAATTTAAATATGTTAGCATTAAAAGAGTGTATTCGTCTTCATCATATGAAATCCAATCATATACCATATAGACGAACATTATTAACTCTTGCATTGAAACCAATGTTTACAACACATTGCTATGTTGCATTTATATGTACAATTGGTGCAAAACAAAAAATGTTTTATCAGTTGGATAGTATTCGATATGCATCAGCATTGTATAATAAAGATAATTTAAAAAAGGATGCAAAAATAAAAGAATTGTTTAAAAAATATACAGATTATGTTGAAGAAAGTGGGTGGCTTGCATGTAAGGAACGTGAACTCTGGGCGAAAATGCGTGGGGGCAATATTGGAGAGTTTTCAAAAATATTCGGTTACATGAGAAAAAGAAGTAAGATCATATTGGGTTTATCGAAAGCATCTTTGAAATATAAAAAAATATTACCATCTATACCGAATTTAAATAGAAATGATATTGAAAAAACGGAGAAAAAATACTTAAGCAATGAGAGAAATGTTGATTTTTTAAAACCTTTAGAAGTGAAGAAGAAAAATGTTGTTAAAAAAAATGTTGTTAAAAAAAATGAAAAAATTGAACGGTACAATCAGTTAAAACCAATAAAAGAAGAAAAAAGGATAAAAAATATTGTAAATAAGTATAAAAAAAAAGCGCCTATTATAATATAATGCCCGAATTTATTTGTCCCGAAGAATTGTCAAGAAATGATTATTTAGAATTGTTGAAATACAACGATAGTTATATATTTATAAAATTTGGAGCCGAATGGTGTGTGCCTTGTAATAAAATAAAAGATTTATTAAAAAACGAATGTGGTAATTTACCGGAATCGGTTAAATGTTATGATATCGATGTAGATGAAAACTTTGATGTATATGCATATATGAAATCAAAGAGAATGGTACAATCAATTCCATCTATGTTGATATACAAAAAGGGTAATACAGAGTTTCCACCCGATTTTATGTTATCTAATAGTGACAAAGAAAGTGTGAAAGCATTTTTCAAAAATATGACATTTAAATGATTAATAATACAAACAGTTCATTGTATATGAATTAAGTAATATATTTTGCATAAATTTCAAAATATATTATAATATATGGAAGAAATAGATTTAAATCTTGAAAATTATGAATTAGATGATATTTTAAATTTATTCTCTCTTCAATCCAATTATAATGGTGATGATTTAAAAAAAGCAAAGCATGTTGTATTGAAGATGCACCCAGATAAATCAGGGTTGGATAAAAAATATTTTTTATTTTTCAAGAAAGCATTTGATGTTATTGTTGAAATATATAAGTTTCGATTGGGTGAAAAAAAGCAAAGGGAAGATTTAGATGAAAGTATAAGCGATGAATCATTAAAATTATTCAAGAGTGGAAATTTTAATAAAAAGTTTAATGAATTATTCAATAAAGTGAAAATACACGATAGTGAATCAGATAATGGATATGGTAGTTGGTTTAAAAGCGATGAAGATATAGAAGATACAAGTGATAAAAAGTATAATAAAGATGAGATGAATACAATAATAGAATCTAAAAAAAAACGTTTAATGAGTGAAAGTTTAACTATTCATAAAGACATTTCCATTATAGATAGTGGTTCAAATTATTATGGATTGGAAAGAGATACAGTTAAAGATTATTCTTCTGATATATTTAGTAATTTACAATATGAGGATTTGAAAAAGGCACATACAGAAACGGTTGTGCCAGTTTCTAATGTGGGTTTTAAAAACAAAGATACAAATTCACAATATGAACGAATGAAGCTTAATCGTGGTACGAGAATAAATATGTTATCTATGGAAGAATCAAGAATGCAAATGAATCAAAATAATATAAATGATAATAATAAGAATATGAAACGAGCATATAATTTAATAAAACAAAATGATGCAATAAAGCAATCGAATGACATATGGTGGGCATCAATACGTCAATTAAAAAATAAATGAAAATTATATTATTATATTATATAATATGGATATAGTAATAGGTGTTTGTTTATTAATAATTTCAATAGTAATAGGAATATTATATGAGAGATATAATAAAAAGATAAATCATAATAATGACATAACACATGCATCTTTAGTTGATAAATATTTTATCAATGAGAAAGAAGATATAATGCGTGGTTTGAATAATAAAAAACCCAATTTATGGATATATATTGATTTCGAGAAAAATGCAAGAAATTGGTTAAGTTTTTATTCAAGAAGTAGTAATTGTTTGAATCAACCATACTTGTTATTAACAATACAATCAATAATAGATAAATGTGGTGATTCTTTTAATGTTTGTTTAATAGATGATAAATCATTTGGTCAGTTATTGAATAAAGAAGAATTTGATAATGACTTACCATATATGGCGAAACCAATAAAGAAACATGCTGTAAGTTTGGGTATATTAAAATTAATATATAAATATGGTGGGATGTGCATGCCTGCTAATTTTATATGTAAGAAAAATTTTAATGATACATATCATTCATTATCAAATGGTACTTCCGACATGTTTTGTGGTGAAATATTAAATAATACTACATTAAATGGTGACAAAATGTTATCACCAATGTTTTTGGGTGCAAAAAAAAATAGTGAAATACTAATGAATTATCTTACATATTCCGAAGCACTAATTCATAATGATATGACAAATGAAATGGATATATGTGGCAAGTTAAATGTATATCTTCAAACCATGTATGATAGTGGATTAATAGAAAAAATTGATTGTACGAAGTTGGGTTTTAAAACCAAGGAAGGTGAAGATGTAAATATTGACAATTTAATGAGTATGAATCCAATTATATATGATAAAGATATTTTGGGTATTTACGTACCAAATAAGGAATTATTAAAACGTTATAAATACAATTGGTTTGTTAAATTGTTACCAGAAGAGGTATTGGAAACAGATACAAATATATCTAGGTATTTATTAATAAATAGTCAATAATTAAATGTATTATGATTTATTAATATTATTATAAAAATATTAATAAATATGTTATCATCTATTGATGATATATAATCTACCGATGGATATATAACTTACCAATGATATATAATCCACCAATGATATATAAATCTATTGATGATATATAATCCACCAATGATATATAATTCTATTGATGATATATATAATAAATAATATCATAATTTGACTTATCATATTTGATCTTGGAAGTGAATAATATATGATTATTTTTACAAATTTGCCTTATGATAGTAACAAACCTACTATAATTTAATTTTCTAGTAATATAATATTTTTTTGAATTATGATAATATTCATTTATTGTACTACAAAATAATTCTAGTTTATTTTTACATTCATCAGTTGGGTTATTTTCAAAAAGCCCCTTTTTAAAACACGCTTTATTAATAAGATAATATTTATTATTTTTTTCACATATATCCTCTAAAAAATTAAATAATATTTCATTGGGTATATTTTTTTTGAATATTTGTTTTGACATTCTATATAAAATATAAATATTTTAACTAATATACAATACTACGTATATTGTTATATTAATTATCAACACTGTTATTTAAAATATTAATAATATTATTTGTCATTAGTGCCAATTCAATCTCATTTTCATGTTTTGTGTTAAAAATAACTATATATTTACAAATAATTTTAATCAATCGATATTTTTTATTTTCACATAAAATATCTGTGTTTTTTAAATATAAAAAGTAGTTATCTAAAATATCGGTTACCGAATAACCATTATTATATATATTATATATAAGCAGGACCGCCTTTGTTAAATTTTTATTCAAGCAAAATGTTGTATATTTTTCGAGTATATCGAAACGAATATTTGAACAAATATCCAACGCTAAATTAATATTAATTGGTTTATTAATAAGTTTAATTTTTTCTAAATAATTTATCATTATTCTAATAGAATTATTTGATATTGCTAAAATAAATTTTGTTGTTTTGTTGTCAATTATTAAATTTTCATTCTTGCATATGTTATTAAATATTTTTTTCATATATTTGCTTGTGATTGGTTTAATTTTAATAATATGGTTTCTAGATTGAATACTATCGATTACCTTTTGAATATTACTACAAGAAGAAATAAAATTAACATTATGTTGATATTTATCTATACAATTGCGAAAAACTTGTTGACTTTGTTCGTTAATAATATCAATATCGTCTAAAATAATTGTTTTTTTTTTATTAGGAATACTTGATGGTGTTTGACAAAAAGTTTTAACTTCTTGTCTGTAATAGGAAATACCTTGTTCTTGTAAGTTATTTATATGCAACAAATTATCATTTATTAATTGTTGATCGATATTAAAATAATATTCATTAATAATAGTATTTAAAATAGTGGTTTTTCCTGTGCAATGGTTACCAATCAGTAATAAATTTATAGAATTTATTTCAAAAAATATTTTAATAGTGTCGATAATATTTTTATTAATTATATAATCTTTAAAATAATTTGGGCGATATTTTGTTAGAAATGGTTTTTCCATGTTATTATTATTTGAAATAAATATTTAAGTTATCCTATATAATAATATATAACAGTGTCATACAAATAATTTATTGTATATTCGAAGACCCTTGTACATTCGAAGAACCGTCATACGATAACAAATTATTATCATTATCATGAAGTTGATAATTATCATCTTTTGCAAAAAAATTTAATTTATTGCATAAATACCCAAGTGGATTTTTAACATTATCATATACATTTTCAACAAAATCAATATGATTTTTCATTTTTTCACAATTTTGTTTAACATCCTTATTTAGTATCTTAATTATAATATCAAGTTGTACTTCAACAGTTGCAATTTTATCTTGAACGAATTGCATATTTATTTCAATATTATCCAATCTATTATTTAATATGTTAAAATTTTCTTCATATGAAACATTTATAGTACTAATATTTGTATCAGAATCAGTGTTGTGTTGTATATCATCATTTTTCTCATCAAATAATTTAGAATGATAGTCGTAATCCATATAAATATGTTGTTTATATTTATATACTATATTTATTTATATACTATATTTATTTATATACTATATTTATTTATATACTATATTTATTTATATACTATGCTTATATATGTCCTATATAGATAGTGCTTCATTCAATGTTATGAACAATGATGATTTGAGAAGTGTTATTTGGTCTTTTTTAAGAGAAGTCCCAAGAATTCGATGTCATAGTTGTGATATGGGATTAGTATATCTAAATGATAAAAAACCATATATTAGTTACCATTATGGTACAGTAGAATCAATGGAATATTTTTGTTATGAATGCGTGGAAAGTGCAAAAAATAAAGTTATTAAATAATGTAATAAAACTACCTATATTCCCATACATAATAATAACACCAATTGCAAACTTTTTCACATTTTTTATTTTGGTTTCTGTTCCATTTATCATTTCTATAATATAAAAACGGTTTTTTATCGATTTCTTTATCTCTTAATAGAATATTATGACACGATATACATCTTTTATTAATTATGAAAGACAATATATGTTTTCGAATATAATTATCATGAAAAACTATAGAAGTGTCCATATAATTAATATATAAAATAACATTTAAAATATTAATTATATATATTAATTAAATGAATCCATACGAAGTTTTAGGTGTAAAGTCGGATGCTTCACAAGAAGAAATTAAAAAAACATATCGAAAATTATCATTGAAATTTCACCCAGATAAAAACGGTGGAAATAAATCTGCTACGGAGAAGTTTAAACAAATAAACGAAGCATATGACAAAATAGATACAAAAGAAAAAAGGCAACAATATGAACATTCTAAGAGAGGGTTTCACCCTGGAATGGCAGGTGGTGGTGGTATGGACGATATTTTTAAAATGTTTTTTAACAATCAACATCCGGGTCACGGAATGTTTAATATGGGTGGTGGAATGGGTAATCCAAATATTCAAATTTTTCATAATGGTAGACGTGTTAATGTAAATAATATGCGACAAAAACCAATGCCAATTCAGTATAAATTAGAATTAACCTTAACACAATCGTATAATGGTGTAAAGGTTCCAATAGAAATTAATAAGTGGGTAATGGAAGAAAATGTGAAAAGACATGAGAAAGAAGTATTATACATTGATATACCAAGAGGAATAGACAATAATGAAATAATTGTTTTAAAAGATAGAGGAAATGTGAATCAGCATGGTCTAGTCGGTGATGTTAAAATAATGATTGACATATTAAATGACAGTGAATTTCGCCGCGAAGGTTTGAATTTGATTTATAAAAAAGATATTTCATTAAAGGATTCATTGTGTGGGTTTGAGTTTCAAATTGATTTTTTTAATGATAAGAAATTTAAAATTAAGAATGAATCAGGTAATATTATCATACCTAATTACAAGAAAAAATTACCTAAAATGGGCATGAATAGAGGAAATCATATTGGTGATTTAATAATAGAGTTTAATATTAAATATCCTCCAAAAATTTCAACTGAAAAGGCCGAAGCCATAGCTAAAATTTTAGAACAATAATTATTAATTATAATAGTTAATACATTATTAATAATTAATACATTATTAATAATTAATATGCATAAAAAAGAGTAAATTCTTTAGCCTTTCTATCGTGTTCTTTTTTATTATTTTGATATTCTTCTGCAATAGACGGTACAAGTGGATCAGAGGGATTTGGATCAGTCATTAATGAGCAAATACTTAACAATACTTTTGAAATAGTTAATGCAGGTGACCATTCATCTTTAAGAATATCCAAGCAAATACTCCCCCCCGAACTAATATTACAATGGTATATTTTAGTTGTAAATTTAACCTTTGGTGGTTTAAAGGGATAATCTTTAGTAAAATCGATTTTCAAGTAAAAAAGGCCCCCTTCATAAGGACTATCTTTTGGACCCATAATAGTTGCTTGCCAGCTAAATATATCTTCACCATCTCCATCTGGTCCAGCCGAACAATTTGATGGAGCATTTTTTTTTAAATCTTCTAATTCTTTTTTAATTCGTGATACAATACTATTCATTAAATATTATTGTATAAAATTCTTTATTACGATTTCTAATATATTTTAGTTGATACGTTTAGTAGAAATATCATTGGATACTAGATAAATTGAATTTTCAGTCATAATCAAATATTCGGTTTCAACCTTATAAATTTTTGCAATAGGACTAGTATATTCATCTGCACTTTTAACCAATAATTTTTCATTATTTTCCCTTACCCCAATCAAGACTTTTTTTTCCAAAGAATCGGTCCAATAATCCATCATAATGGGGCGATCATCAACGATTGCCATCTTACAAGCATGTTTTAACGTTGTTTCAGACGGTAGTCTATAATTTTGTTCATTCGATACACTTTCTTCACTCATCTTAAATTTATATAGTTATATGAAAAAATATTAAAAATATAAACGCAATATTATATACAAAAATGAGTTCATTGGTTCTAAAAAAGGATAATAATCTTCAAAATAGCAATAATTATAACAAATCGTTAAAACCAACATCTCTTGAATTATTTAGTAATTTTGTAGGAATTATTCAGGAATATATTGCACAATTTGAAGATAGTACTGTTATTAAAAACATTGAATATAAGAAATATGTTGTGCAAAATGGAGCGGTTGTATTATTTCATGTATATAAAATGCTTTTAATGTATACAAAAAATCTTTCCATAACACAACACCATTGTCAAAAAGCATTATATTATTATATTGAATTTATTGGGCAAATCGGTGATGATAATCATAGTTTTTTAAAATTAAATTCGAAAGATGCATCGCTATTTGTATATAAAAAAACAATATTTGACATTAACAATGAATGTAAGAAAGAGTATGAATTGGAAAACGGTTCAGAAGACCAAATTAAATTTGATATGTTGGTTAAAAATGTAGATATATATTTGTATTTATTTAATGTAATTGTGACGAAACATGATTACGATGAAAACGATAAATATTCAATATTAAAATTAACAAATGATTCATTGCATTTTGTATCAAGGGAATTATTTGAATTATATTTTAAACCTGGATATGATGATTATGTGAACCGTTTAACGGTGATAGAAATGTTTTCAAAACAAATTATGTCTATAGATGATACAAATACATTGGTTAAAAAATTAAATATAATAGTTAAATTTGTTAAAAAAATTAAAAACTATTCCGTAGACATTGAATTGTTTAACAAAAAAATCACATCTGATAATTTTAGTGAAAAATATAAAAAATACAAGACACTTAAATTTATGAATTGGTGTTTTTCTACATAACTTTATATGAATATATTATTAATACTATTAATATTAATAATATTAATGGTAATATGAGTATTTGATATTATGAGTATTTGATATTATGAGTATTTGATATTATGAGTATTTGATATTATGAGTATTTGATATTATGAGTATTTGATATTATGAGTATTTGATATTATGAGTATTTGATATTTAATTTTTTTTCACATATATAATTTTCTTTTTTGGTTTTTTCTTTTTTGATTTATTTTTTATAGTATTATTAATAGAAACAAATATAGTATCAAATTGTTCATCTAAAACCTTTTTAATAAATTCATATGCAGAATACAGAACTTTTTCGGTACATTTTCCTACGATTAATATACTTCCGGTTCTAAAAATCATAAATGAAATTTTAACATGATTGTTATATATTTTTATATCATAATTAGGTTGTTGACCATTTTGTACCTCTCTATCTTCAAGATAATAATACGCACATTGTATTCCAGGATATGAACAAGGGTCATAATTACTATTTATTTTATAATCAAATTTTAATATATTATACAACTTTTCTCTGTTAATGTAATATCCACAACTAAAATTCGAGTTTATTAATACTGTTTCCGTCTTATCTTTTAAGAATTTCAATTCAGATTCAAATGTCTGATATGGTTTCAATATTTTAATCAACAACTTTAATATATGAATTAAATCACAATCTTTTTGTATACCCGGAATTTCGAGTTTTCCTGTATTGAATACTTTAACATGCATTTCCTTGAATTTTTTTTTCCCAGGTAATACGACACGCATAATAACTACAAAACAGTTATAAAATGCGCTTTTTTTTTTACATCTATATGTCAATAAATCTTTTTGACATAACCCGACACTAATTTTTCTAGTATCTTTGAATTTGATTCTTCCATTTGGATTATCAATACTGTTTATAATATATTGTTGTGTATATATATTTTTGGAATTAACATGAGATAAGGTGGTATGTAGTGCATCTTTAGTTAAACTATTAAACTTCATTTCTTTTTTAACAATACCTTCACATTCACTATAATAATTGAGAATTGGAATTTTCCAGAAAACATTGTACAAATCAATTGCATTATTCAAATATGAAATTTTTGTTTTTGTAGATATATATAAATCGGAACATTTTATTTTTGTTTTTAAATTGTTGTTTTGGGGTTGGTGTACACCATTTGCCTCGGTGTAATTATTATCTTGAAAATCACTCCAAGCTGTATCTAAATCCAAACACAATGACTGCATTAATTTTATAATCTTAATATCTTTAAGTATAAAATCAATTATTTATAATAATATATTATATTATATATAATATATATTAAATGGAAAGGAAAAATGCAGATAAAACATTTTTAAAAGGAAATAAAAACAACGGCAAAAATATTTCAAGCAATCCTATAAATATTCCCCAAAAAACGAAACAACAAAACTTAATTCAAGAACTTGGTGAAAATGTTAATATATATAATCCGAAAAAATTCTCATCTAATAGTTGGAATAACCGGTTAGAAAAACGTTTTAATGATTATTATTTAGCATAGTATTTGTGCATATATTCTATAAAATAAGAAATTAAATAATTCACATCAATGTCATCGCAATGAATAATATTTTCAATAAAATAAAGCAAATCACTAGAAATAATAGGTGCTTCTTCTTGAATAATATAATTAAAATAATTAATGATTATATTTTTTGGACTAATTGAGTAAATGATCGATAATTCATATATAAATGAATGTACATCAATTTTATAACTCTTTTTTTTAAGTTTATAAGTAATATGTGAAAATATTTCACTATTGATAATATTATTATTATTAATATTATATTGATTCGATTGTAGATAATTAATCATACTTCTTATATCGGATTTAAATAGTAATTGTATTTTATACAATTTTTCAACCGATATATCAATATTTTCTTTTTCTGTTATATTTTGCAAAAAGGTAATTGTTTTTTCTTTTGGTAAATTATTAAAACGCAATCGGATAAATTCGTTTTGAAGCGAGTTATCAATTCGACTAATATAATTACAAATTAGAAAAAACCGTACGTTGCGTTGATATGTTTGTAATAAATTTTTCATTGCTATTTGAGCATTTTTGGTCATATAATCAACTTCATCTAAAATAATAAATTTTAATCCTTTGGTAAATAGTGTCTTACTATTAACAAATTGATTAATTTGATTTCTAATTATATCAATTCCCCTGTCGTCCGAAGCATTTAAGTGAACAATTAATTCCCTTGATTTTTCATTATTTATTTCCTGATATCTATTAATTAAATTTATTATTGTTGTTGTTTTTCCTGTACCAGGTGGACCATATAAAAGTAAATTTGGAAAATAATCATTGTTTAAAATATTTTCTAAGAGAGATTTATTATTTTCATTTAATACAATATCATCAAAATGCTTTGGTCTATATTTTTCAACCCATGGGATAGAGTCGTTTTTTTCCATATTAATCATTATTATTGATATGTTATTAATATTATTTTTTATAAATTATATATTTTATAACAACATAAATAATCATTAATATTGTTATTAAATGATTGTGCATAAAGATACGGGGTATATTGAAATAATATTGGGTTCAATGTTTTCAGGAAAAACATCAACACTTATTAATATTTACGAAAAAGCTCTGTATTGTAATATAATTCCATTGGTAATAAATCATTCGTTTGACACTCGATATTCGGAAACTAAAATGTCAACACATGACAAAAAAATGATACCATGTACATTTACTAAAAATTTATACGATATAAATAAGGATGAAAATAAAAAAAAATCCATCGAAAACACCAATGTAATATTAATTAATGAGGGCCAATTTTTCACCGATTTGTATGAATGGGTGAAAGATATGTGTGAAAATTATAATAAACAAATATATATTTGTGGGTTGGATGGGGATTTCCAGAGAGAAAAATTTGGACAGATATTAGATTTAATACCAATATGCGATAAAGTCCGAAAAATCCATGCATTTTGTAGTAATTGCAAGGATGGAACAAAGGGAATTTTCACACATAGATTAAGTAGTGAAAAGTCACAATGTAGTATTGGTGTAAATAATTACGAATCCTTATGTAGAAAATGTTTTTTAGAAAAAAACAATTAAAGAATATATTAAACTTACTTAAATTTATTTATAGACAATAAGAAAAAGATATTATGCCACGAAAAAAAACAAAAAAAGATAATGAAACAATCGTTAAGGTTCCAAAGAAGCGAGGGAGAAAGCCAAAAAAAAAACCAGAAGGAGAAGAAAATATTGTATTGGTTAAAAAACCAAAGAAAAGGGGTAGAAAACCAAAAGGTGGAAAGATTATTAAAACATTAATTACACCAAATAAAAATCAGAAAATAAAACCAAATGTAATATTACATTTGAAATGTTCATTAAAAGATATAGAACAAAATAACGACTCTATATCAGTTTTAAAATATAATCCAAATGTTGAAAACGTTCAATCGTATGCTTTTAATAATACAAATAAATTAGATTATGAGGTTATACACAAATCTAATCCAGATAATAAACCAAGATATACGAATAATGTTTCAATAAAAACAATGTGTAATAAACCATGTCAGAAAATAAATAAAAAGGCTATTTCTAATAATGTTGAAAACACACCACATACCAAAGATATTTATGAGAAATTAAAATTATTGGAAAGAAACCTACATTTAAATAATATATCGGATAAAAAATCATCATGTTTTTGGTGTACGGAAAGATTCGATAGTCCACCAATATATATACCAAAGTTTTTTTTAAATAATTCATATCATGTATATGGTTGTTTCTGTAGCCCAGAATGTGCAACTGCACACTTAATGAAAGAAAATATTGACATGTCAATGAAATTTGAAAGATATTATTTACTAAACAATATTTATTGTAAGATTTATGACTATAAAAAAAACATAAAACCTGCTCCTGACCCACGGTATATATTGGATAAATATTACGGCAATTTATCTATTCAAGAATATAGAAAACTATTGAGTAAAGAAAGACTTTTATTGGTTGTAGATAAACCACTTACACGTGTATTACCCGAATTGCACCAAGACAATGACGACTTTATGACAAACACAAATATATCATCAAATAACACATCTAAATATGTAATCAAAAGAGCAAGTGCTAAAAAAATAAGTAAGAAGGAAATTATAAGTAATAATTTTGGTTTCTAAAATTATAAATTATTGTATTCATAATTCATATAATATATTATTATTGTTAAATAAAATATTATATTAAACATTACTACTAGAATCAACAATATTATAATTATTTTTAAGTATTGCATTTTCATCATTTTTAAGTATTGCATTTTCATCATTTTTAAGTATTGCATTTTCACTATTAATTAAATTTTTATCTTGTTCATTTTTGAGTTCAATTCGTTTTCTATGCTCACAATATATGTTATCCATAAATCTTCTTATTTCCGAATATCGACCTTTGTTATTAGATGAATATATAATTTCTTTTTTTTTTAAAGGAATTCCCATGAATTCTTTGATAATTGTTTCAGTATTATATTCATGTTCCTTTAGTTTATTAATAATTGTTTCTTCATCATAGTCTGTTTGCCGTTTTATCATACCTATTTTTTCTTGTATTTTTTTTTCCAAAAATATCATTTCCTTGTCTTCATCTGTTAATTTTTTAGATAATGCCATAATATATATTTTATATAAAAAATATTTTTAAAACTAACTTAAACTTTAACTAATTTATAGTATATTATGGAAAATACATTTGAAGAAGAATTATTGAATGTTGACTTGCAACCAGTACAAGAGTTACTTAAAAATATTATTTCAAAAACGTTTTCCCCCGTTATAAAAGAATACAATAAAAATAAATCTGCATATAAGATCGTAAATGAACTTTTAACTAAATTACCTGAGCATATTTCAATGAGGGAGAAGGTTGACTTGCTTCAAGAAGAATTAAGAAAAAAGAACGAGGAATTGATATCATTAAGGGCAGAATATAATAAATTATTGTCCGTTCATAATACTACAGTTGGTAATAAAGTAAATAATGATTTAACAAAATCAGATGAAGTATCTTTGGAAATAGTTGATAATACTACATACAATGAAAATGTTGAAAATAAGGTAAGTGAAATTTATGAAAATGTTAAAATCTCAAGTGATAAAATGAACAATGACAATGATAATGAATCAAATGAAAATATGAATGATATAGATAGTATATATTCTTCATCTGATGATGAAGATGATGAAGATGCTGTAGATATACAAGAAAAAATGTATATTAATAAAGTGAATAAAATGAATTATATGGAATTACAAGCGGATGAAAGTGATCCACAAGTAAAACAATTGAATTTATTTGCAAAAACAAATTCAACCTTAGAAAATTTGGATGAAGCTGTTCAAGTAATGGATAAAGTAAATTGTGTAAGTGCTGACATAAATGATGCAACAAATAATGACGAAGAGGATGAAGATGAAGAAGATGAAGATGAAGAAGATGAAGAAGAAGTGGATGATGAAGAAGATGAAGAAGTTGAAGAAGTGGATGATGAAGAAGATGATGAAGATGAAGAAGATGAAGAAGAAGTGGATGATGAAGAAGATGAAGAAGATGAAGAAGTTGAAGAATTGGATGATGAAGAAGATGATGAAGATGAAGAAGAAGTTGAGGAAGTGGATGATGAAGAAGATGAAGAAGATGAAGAAGAAGTTGAGGAAGTGGATGATGAAGAAGATGAAGAAGATGAAGAAGAAGTTGAGGAAGAGGAAGATGAAGAAGAAGTGGATGATGAAGAAGATGAAGAAGATGAAGAAGATGAAGAAGAAGTAGAGGAAGAGGAAGAGGAAGATGACGATGAAGATGAAGTAGAAGTAGAAGAAATTATTATTAAAGGAAAAAAATATTGCACTGACTCAAAAATGAATGGTGATATATATAATTTGGATGCAGATGGTGATCCAGATGAAATTGTTGGTGAGTTTAAAAATGGAAAAGCGATTTTCTTATAATATATATATAATCTAAATGTTAAGTACAATTTGTCCCCCAGCTATATTATATATAGGATTTTCTTTGACACATATAATTATTGATATTTTTAAAAAAATGTATAATACTGCGTTATTAAAATTCACAATTATGGTAGTATTCACATTATTTTTAAATATATTATGCATACAAGGTTTAGGGATTGTATCTTGGATGATAGTGTTTATTCCATTTATAATGATGACATATATATCTGGGTTATTATTATATGTATTTGGTTTATCACCTGGGAAAGGTAATTTAAATTACAAAATAGTTATACCAAATAATAGACAATATAGAGATCCACGCTCAAGTTATACGCCAGGATATAAAAATGAAAAAAAAAGTCGCTTACCATCAAATCATCATTCTTATAAAAAGCATGATAAGAAACATCAGAAGCACCATGATAAACATCAAAATCATCATGATAAGAAAAATGAGAATCAACACAAACATCATAAAAAACAACATGAAAATTGGGTAAATAATGATGAACATTATATAGAAAAGAACGGTAAGGAATATGATATAAATAAATAAATAAATTAAATAAATCATTTAAATATATGATTTATTTAATTATAATAATGTGGTTTGAAAATACATACAATAATTTTTATGAATTTGTTAAATTTATAATGTCATTTATTCCATTTAAAAATAAAATATACCAATTGATAGTCAATATATTAGATAAAAGTTATATGACATTAATTTCAGTGTTTTGGAATTGCCATTATTATGTATATCCAATATATAAATATAATATTCTTCCAATTTTCAAAAAAAAAAATATAGTATCTTATATTAATTATGGTTACGAATTTGACGAAAAATATTTAATGAATTATGGATTAGATGTTAATAAATTTAGTTTTAAAATGATAAAGAATTATAATATTGAAACATGTAATTATGATATAGAAATTAATTATAGTGATGGAAAAGAATTCATTACTAATAATTTTAAACCAGATTCAACGACTTATAAATTTGTAAGTATTTTTTATACTGATATAAACGATAATAAAAAACAATATGAAATTAAATTAAATGATAATTTTTATTTTTGTAATAATATTATACTAAATAATTATTTTTTAAAATGGTATTTAAACATGTATTATAATACTCCAATAAGTGCTTATTATTCGGTTACAATAATTGATAATAAAATTACAGAAGTTAAATTGTGGGACAATCAAAGTATTTTGTTACTTAAAGATGAATATAAAATTATAAATGATAAAGATATTATTATTGAATTAAAAAAGATTGATATGAAACAATCAGGTGACAATATCAAAATAATAAACAATGATAATGATAATGATAATGATAATGATAATGATGATGACTATAAAGTCCCGGATGCAATGTGTTGTTACGATGGAACAGATGTAATTGGAAATTATATAAATAAATCTGATAAAATACACAATATAACATGTGAAATTATTGATAGTGATGCTACAAAAATGGAAGACAAAATGGAACATGACGACGAATATATGTGTGACAACCAAAGTATAAGCAATTTAGCAAAGAAATATGTTAAACCACCATATAAATTGTATTCTATGAATTGGAGCAACAACGCTACCAACACAAAAATTAATTAATATTAATAAATAATATAAATAAAATTGATATATATTATATATAATGTTGGGTTTGAAAAACATGTCAAGTATTTCAAATTTTGAAACCAGTAGTGATAAATATCACAATTTAAACAATGAATGGACGTATTGGGCTCATTTACCACACGACACAGATTGGTCATTAAAAAGCTACAAGAAAATTTCAGATGTTAAATGTGTGGAAAAAATGATAGCTTTGTCAAATACAATACCAGACATAATGACTGTTAATTGTATGTTATTTATAATGAAAAAGAATATAAATCCAACATGGGAAGATAAAAATAATAAAAATGGTGGATGTTTTTCATATAAAATAAGTAATAAATTAGTACCGGAATTGTGGAAAAAAATTTCATATGCATTGGTTGGTGAAACTTTGTCAGGCGACAACGATTTTATAAAACATATAAATGGTATTACCATATCACCAAAAAAAAGCTTTTGTATTCTAAAAATCTGGCTTTCTAATTGCAATTATCAAGACCCAACATTAATTATAAATATAAAGGGATTGGAAAATAGAGGTTGTTTATTTAAACGACATATAACTAAACATTAAATTAAGAAATAATTTTAGCAGTATTTAATCCAATAATCTATACAATTAATATAATTCAAATTAAATTATATTAATTTAGCAACTGGGTAATGGGGCCAAACATAATTTTATTTCACCCAATGATGCAACATTATATTTTATGATAAGAGGTAGGTCATTTTCGAGATACATTTCTATTTGACTACATAAATTTGTACATTTAATAAAATAACTCAAATTTTTCAATGAAAATTCGCCTTGAATGATAGAAGAATCATTTTTTTTCTGAATAAATTCCATATTGCCATCTGATTCTGTTCTTCGAATTTCAGCTTGAGCAAATTGACCGGAACATTTAAAAATTAGTTCGTTACCTACTGATTTTATTTCCAATTTTTCAGAAATGCATGCCAAATCCCTAATAATTTTTTGGAAATCAGAAGAAGGGAGATTTAGAATAGAAGAAAATGAAACATTAGGAACTTGTAATTCTTCGGCATCAGGTTCAATTAACCTAAGTTTTTGTGTTTTACATTGTTTTATATCACCATTTTCGAATTTTAATCCTAAATGTTGTACAATACCATCACAATAATCACTTTTTTCAATATAAATGGTTAATGTATCGTCATTATCAATTGTGTTAATAAGTTTAAATAAATGAAACATATTTACACCTATAACAATTTTATCATATAAACATTCGTAGAATTCAAAATTTTCAGCTTTTAAATGTAAGTGTGCAAGAATGGTGTGGGATTTATCCATATTAATAATACGAATACCATCTTTTTTAAATGTTATATTGGTTTCCAATAAAATATCTTTTAGAGCAGTCATTAATGTTCTAAATGGAGCTATTTGAACGGTTTTAATTGTTAAAACATTCGATTCAGCCATAATATTATTAATGCGTTAAAAATCTTTAAATCATTATTTCGATCTTATTTAAACGCATAATTTTATATATATTTTATATATGAATTATACTATTTTAACAAATTTTATTATATATAATATTTTTGCATTTTCTGTAATTTCTATGATTGATTTAGTACTATATCAAATAAACGATAATGGCAGATGGTTTTTATTGCATTCTATTGTAAATGGAATAATTGTATATTATTCAGTAAATGATACATTAGGTTGTTTTCAGGATCCGAATAATTCAATATTGCCAATAGAGAATAAATTTGCAGGTGCATATGCAGTGTCTCTTCATATTTATCATTATATTCATTTTAAGATGAGTAAAATTGATTATATACATCATTTTGTAAGTGTGTTTGCAGCAACACCATTATGTATGATTTATCAAACACGTGGTATTTCAATGATGTATTTCTTTGGTACTGGATTGCCTGGTGGTATTAATTATTTATGTTTGTATTTAATGAAAAATGATCACATGAATAAATTAACAGAGAAAAAAATAAATTCTTATTTAAATAATTATGTTCGTGCCCCAGGTTTGATAATTACAAGTTATATTTTATGGAAGGATAGTTTAAATGAAGAAGGTATAAAAATGGGTCTATATTACAGTAATAAAATTTTGTCATTATTATTTTATTTAAACGGGAGTATTTTTTCTAAAATGGCAATCGAAAATTATGTTGAAACCAAAGAAAAGCGTCGACATTTATCACAGTGACACGTTTTATAAATATTATGATTATTATATATGTTATTATACCATTGTTTTTCTACACTTAAACCATTCTTAGATACAAATAAAGAATTAAAATCGAACAATTCATATTCAATAATTAATTTTCGTATATTTTTATGTCTGATATGATATAGGTATTTAATATACTTACAATTGTGTTTTATGGATGAATGTACCATATAAGGTGTACCCATTTCTCTTTCTAAAGAAATAATATTTTTTTTAAAAAATCCAATAATATTGTTATAATGACGATGATATTTATCGTCCTTTAAATGATGTCCGTCTTTATGAATATTGAATATCATATATGATTTTATAATATTCCATATATCGTCTATAAAGTAATATTCATTTTGCATTATTTGTTAATGCTATTATAGTTTTATATTTGTTAAATATATTTAAAAGAGATTATTAATATATATATATATATAATGTCAAGCATTATTAATAAATTTTACGGTTCTTATAGTGAAAAAAATGTATATACAAATAACAACTAATCTAAAGATATACCCAAAGATCGTTGTGTTTTATGTGATGAAGAAACTAATTACAACAAAAATGATAGTGTACAAAAAAGAGTAGGATATGTAGAGGGTTGTGGGCAATTATGCAATAAGTGTGATCTTAAACTAGAATGCTCATATAGGGAACGTCTTCAACGGTATTCGTTTTTATACTAATATTCACATCATATAAAATATTATCATTCATGCATTTAAGTTTCGTTTTTTCTATAGGATTTGCATTTTCAGTATGTTGATAACAATTATATAAATAATTGTCATGAACAAAATCCAATATATGATGTTCTACTTCCCATAGTGGAATTCGCTCATATATTTGCGCGTAAACAATGCTCAATTGGATAAATATAATTAATAATCTATAATAATAATTCATTTTAAATTTAGAATAATAAATAATAAATAATAAATTAAAAAATAATCAATTTTTTATTCAATTAAAATTAAAATCTATAAATATATAAATATATAAATTAATTTTGCTATGTTTTTGTTTTTAAAAAGAACATTCAAAACAAGTGAAATTATTATTTCCAGAGTTTTTCTATCTGGTTGTGGGTGGAATGGTGGTTCTATGATAGCGGAACATTTAGACTATAGTATCATTGATTATAATTTCTTTTTTATAACTGGATGTTGTCAAGCAATACCCGTAATGTCAGGGCATTTAACATATTCTAAATTAAAAAACCGGTTTAGAAAAGTAAATATGGATTTAGAATATAACAAGGCGTTTCACATTGGTAGTGCGACATTTCTTTCTGGGTGTATATGGCAACCAACTGTTAATTTATTTGATACTTATGATTTTTCTGTTGTATCTACAGTGACTGGTTTAACATGTGGTGCAACATTTTTTACAGGATTATTAATGACAAAATATCTTTGTCCATCAATTGATATTGATAGAAAAGACGAAAAATCAAACATTCAATCTTATTTGGGTGTATCATCTTCTATTGGTGGTGCAACTGGATTATCTGTTGCGACAGATACATCAATTGATAATAATTTTATGGGCGATTATTTTGGTATTACAGGTGAATATACAATTTTAGAGTCATTATTTATAGCAGGTACTTCAAATGCATGTGGTTTTTTAGCACTTCAAACGATACAAAATATGAAAAAAAAACATGGTTGGATTAATAATATGAATACAATAAGAAATACAATACAATAAGAAATACAATACAATAAGAAATACAATACAATATCATATTAAAAAATTTATATGATATTCTAAATATGGAAGATATTCAAAAAACAATAATTGGATTGTATGAAAAATATGAAAACGACGATTATGTTATACAAAAATTGGAAAATTATATAAAAGTCACATTACCTGCATTATTATCAACATACAAAGATAATTATCATAATAGAAAGGAAAACAATAAAAAAATAAAGCAAATAAATGATATTTTTATTCATAAATATATCAACAAAAATGCGAAAGATATATTTTATTGTGCAAATAGTGATTTTTATTTTGAGTATCAACAAAATCATTATAATATTATCAACGAGGATGATATACAACATGGGATTTTAACAACAATATCAAAAAACAAAGATTTAATGCAATGGAAATATAAAATTAAAAATAATATTATGAAAAAAATTAAAAATAAACTATATCATAATAGTATTCCAGAATCACGGACAATACAAAATGTGATCGGTTATTTATATCCTAATTATTTTACAAGTAAGGTATATGCAAAATATTTTTTAACCATATTGGGTGATAATATATTAAAAAAAAAAGAAAATGAATCTTTGATAATATTAACAAGCAGTAAGATAAAACATTTGTTAAATGAGATAAATTGTTCGGCGATAAATTTTTTGGGAGTGCAAAATATAATTAACAATTTTAAATATAAATATTATGGTCATGAATATAAAAATAGTAGAATATTAAACATAAATATGAGTGTTGCCAATACTTTATTACAATCAAAAAATGATATAATAAAACATATGTTGGACTTATTAATAGTATCTTGTCATTATTCAAATAGATATAAGAATAGTGACGAATATTTAAAAAAAGAATTGGAAAATGATGAACATAATGAGGAAATTAAACAAATTTATTATTTAAAAAATAAAACAAAAACCGATATTGTTAAAGAGTTTATAGATTCTGTTATTATTAAAAGTGAAAACTCCCATATTGATATAGATAATATGTATTATTTGTGGAAAAAACATATACAAAACATTAACATACCAAATATATTATTTAATGAAACATTAAAAGAGTTATTAAATAATAATTTGCATTATGATTCTTCAAATAAAAGATACACTGATGTAACAAGTATAAGTTTGCCTAAAATATCAACATTTTTATCATTTTGGAACGAAACAATAACTGATACGGAACATTATATTGAATATGAAATAAGTGAAATTAAAAAGTTATTTATAACTTGGTTACGAGATAAAAATCAGCAAGTGTTTAGAATGAGTGAAGAATTGATATTGAACATATTAAATCATTTTAAAAGAAATTTAATAATAGAAGACAATAAATTTATATTAAATATAAAATGCGATTTGTGGGATAAGCAAAATGAAATTAAGCAAAATGTAATGAATTTTAAAAATGAATTACTTAAATTGCAATATAATTCAAAGGAAATATTAAATACGCAAACAATCCATAATATATATGATTTTTACATAAAAGAGTCAAAACATATAAAAAATAAAATAATAATAAGCAAAAGATATTTTGAAAAATATACTGAAATATTATTGGAAGGATTTATAGAAAAAGATGGATTTATAAATAGCTTATGGTATGAACAATAGTTTTATGGTATGAACAATAGTTTTATGGTATGAACAATAAAATACCTTATTGGATAATATATGCTAATTGGATTAAATTATATATTTATTTAATTAATAATATATAATTTGTTGATTATTTTGAAAAATATTTATTTTTTTTTATGTTTCTTCTTATGGGTCTTCTTATGTTTCTTAACGAAACCGAAATGACCTTTTTTGGTGAAAAAACCGGCTTTTTCAAGGCGCTTTTGCTTTTTTGCCGTTTTATGTTTTCTAAGAGAAACAATGCGTCCTCGTTTATTTTGCATTAAATTGTGTTTTTTCAATCCACCTGGTGTGCGAAATGCAGTCCCATGCCATACTTGTGCACGAGAACCTTCAAGTTGGTCAAAAACTTTGTGTCCATGCTTAGCAGTGGTTATGTGGTATTTACCATCCGTTCCTTTAGTGTGTCTCATATTATAATATATAAAAAGAAAAAATTTAAAATTAAAATTAAAATAAATGTGTTTAAAAAAAAAATTAGATAAAATATTATGGATGAAAATAATAAAATACACAAGAAAAATATTAAAATCTCTCTTTGTTTATGTTTTTGTTGTCTTTTATTTGGATTTTTAACCTCAGCTTTCTTTTTAATATTTTATAAAAACAATGCTTTGTGTGGTTATACAAATAATAAATATATATGTGAATTAAATACTTGTAATAATGGATTTTGGGGATCAGACTGTATAAAATGCCATGAATGTATTAATGGGTATTGTGATGGTTCAGGAAAAAGAATAGGTACAGGAAAATGTATATGCAATAAAGGATGGTCTGGGGTATTATGCGATACATGTGATCAAGGGTTTTGGGGTTCAAATTGTTCTAAATGTGATAATTGTATAAATGGTATTTGTAATGGAACAAATACCAACAATGGTAATGGACGTTGTATATGTTATAAACCATATATAGGGAAAAATTGTGATAGATGCGTTCAAAATTTTTATGGAACAAATTGTTCTAAATATTGTAATAATAAAAATTGTGATAAGGGATTATGTAACAATGATGGAACGTGTGATAATTGTGAAAATGGGTATATTGGTAGTAATTGTGATAAATGTGATAAATATTATAATAATTTAAACGACAAATGTGTAAGTGTTAAAAATTTATCGTATATATGTAATCAAAAGGGATATAGTTTAATAGACACTAAATATGGTTTATGTAATGAATGTCCAAAAAATAAATATGGTTATGTATGTTCTAATAATGGTAATTGTGATGGCATTGGCACTGTATATGGTAATGGTTTATGTAAGTGTAATAATAATTTTATGGGTGATATATGCCAATATAATGGAATTATTATAAATATAAGTTTGTGTAATAAAATGTGTAATTTCAACGGTGTTTGTTTAAATAATTCAAATAATATTGGCTGTAATTGCAATGATAATTTTATTGGTGAAACATGCAATAAATGTCAAATGGGATATATTATGGAAAATAATTCTTGTATTAAATGTTATAATGGGTCTAAATATTGGGGTGAATATTGTTCAAAATGCGATTGTATAAATGGTAATTGTAATGATGGTATTCGTGGGGATGGTGGATGTGATTGTTATCAGGGGTGGGATGGTGATAATTGTGATAAATGTGCGAAGAACCATTATGGTGATAATTGTGATAAATGCACTCATTGTGGTATATATGGTATTTGTGATGATGGATTTATGGGAATAGGAGCATGTATTTGTAATCGTGGATATACTGGTGAAAATTGCAATCAATGTATAAATGGATTTATAAAAAATAAAGAATTTTGTGATGAATGTCCGGGTTCGTATGGTGGAACTAAAAATAGTTGTAATAATAAGGGTATTTGTGTAATAAAAAATAATAGACCTATATGTGTATGCAATAAAGGATATAGTGGAAACACTTGTTCGGATGTGATTGACAGAAAATGTATAGAATATAATAAATGTAATAAAAATGGGAAATGTATAGACAATGAGTGTTATTGTAATTTAAACTATTATGGTACTTCATGTAATATGACATTAACTGAATATAAAATGAAATATGGTAATATAAGTACATTTTTAAATATTCAATATGAAAATATGGAAGTTAATAATAATATTAAAAGGAAAGGTGATATTGAAAATAATAACAAATCACTTGAAGATAAGACTGGTGAAGGAATTGCTATATCTATTGTATCTGTATTTGGGTTTATTGGTTGTATTGTCGGTACCTTTTTTTATGTTAAATATAGACCAAATCCAATAAAACGTCATATAACAAATTCAACTAGATCTCATCAAATTGAATTAACACCAGAAGAGAAAAAATACATGACAATTAACCCTATTGTAGATTTGAAAGATTCTGAACATAAAAATATAATGGTAAAAGCGATTACAATTTTTGAACGTGCTGTATATCATGACCATAATCACGATTACGAGGAAGCATTGAATGAATATAAAAAGGGTAATGATTTAATAGTTCAATATTTAAAATATGAAAAAAATGCCCAACAACGATTTGCAATAGCAAAAAGATTAAATGTTTATTTAAAAAGAGAACAATATTTGCAAAATTGTATTATGAATAAAAAATTAATAACAGATAATGATTTATCACCCTATAAAACACCTATTTTGAATAAGAAATAACAGATATATCATATTAAATATATTAATTAAATATTTAATATGGAAAATAAAGGAGTGGTAAGACAAAGACCTTCATGGGATGAATACTATAAAAAGATTGTAATAGCCACAAAGGAGCGTTCTCCATGTGATCGATTGCAAGTTGGTTGTTTATTTGTGAAAAACAATCGCATTATAAGTCAGGGTTATAACGGATTCTTACCGGGGTGTCAACATAAATCAATTGTTCGAGATAACCATGAACAAGCAACATTACACGCAGAGCAGAATTGTATAGCCGATTGTGCAAAAAGAGGCGTAAGTTGTAAAGGAGCGACGGCATATATAACACATTATCCATGTATAATATGTTGTAGAATGTTATTGGCTGCAGAAATTGGTGAAATTAAATATTTGGATGATTATAAAAATGATAATTTGGTCCCATATTTTGCAGAACAATGTAGTGTAAGAATAATGAAAATATAATAATAATGAAAATATAATAATAATGAAAATATAATAATAATAAATATATTTTAAAATATATTAAACAAAAAATTGAAAAAAATATATCTATTGAAAGATATGAATATAAAAATGTCGAATTCAAGTCAAAGCAATGTTAAATTAGCACACAAATATCAAAAAAAAACTGATAAAGAGCATATTTTGGATAATCCAGATACGTATACTGGTTCAATGGAATGCGTTGAAACGAATACGTATATTTATGATGATGAAACAAATACAATTAAAAATAAAAATATTAAATACATTCCAGGTTTATATAAATTATTTGATGAGGGTATTGTTAATTGTCGTGATCACGTTATTCGAATGAGCTCTTTAATCAAAAAAGGTGATAAGGTTAATAACCCGGTTACACATATAGACATAGACGTTTCTGATGAAGGTGTTATTACTATGGTAAATGATGGTAATGGTATTGATGTTGCAATACATCCAGAATATAATTTATGGATTCCAGAAATGATATTTGGTCATCTGAGAACATCAACTAATTATGATAAAACGGAGAAAAAAATTGTTGGTGGGAAAAACGGTTTTGGATTTAAATTGGTTTTAATTTGGTCATCTTGGGGTAAGGTTGAAACTGTAGATCATATTAGAGGATTAAAATATGTACAAGAATTTAATGATAATTTAGATAAGATAGGAAAGCCAAGTATAAGAAAATGTAAGAAAGCAAAACCATATACCAAAATTCAATTTAAACCTGATTATAAGCGATTGGGGATAGAAAATTTATCTAAAGATATGATTGCGTTGTTGAAAAGAAGAGCATTTGATGTTGCAGCTGTTACAGATAAAAATATTAAAGTTAAATATAATAATAATTGGTTACCTATAAAACATTTTCAGCAATATGTAGATTTATATATTGGTTCTAAAAAGGATACAAAGCGAATATACGAAGAAGCAAATAGTAGATGGGAGTATGCTGTTTGTATGGCACCAAGTGAAGAGTTCACCCAAGTATCGTTTGTAAATGGTATATATACATCAAAGGGTGGGAAACATGTCGATTATATTATGGGAAAAATATTGAGAAAAATAGCAGCTTATATCAAAAAAAAGAAAAAAATAGATGTGAAACTAAATACAATTAAGGAACAATTGATGTTGTTTCTACGTTGTGACGTCGTGAATCCATCATTTGATAGTCAGACAAAAGATTATATGAATACATCAACATCAAATTTCGGCTCAACATGTAAGGTTAGTGATGCTTTTATTGAAAAGATTGCAAAAATGGGTGTTATGGAGTTGGCTTGTGCTTTGAATCAAGTTAAGGCAAATAAAGATGCGAAAAAAACCGATGGTGTTAAAAATAAAACCATTCGAGGAATTCCAAAATTAGTAGATGCTAATTATGCTGGTTCAGTAAAATCAAACGAATGTACATTGATATTATGTGAAGGGGATTCGGCCAAATCAGGTATTATATCAGGTTTATCAAAAGATGATAGGAATATATTAGGTGTTTATCCAATGAAGGGGAAGATATTTAATGTAAGGGGTGAAAATACAAAGAGGATTTGTGAAAATAAAGAGATAAGTGAGATTAAAAAGATTTTGGGTCTTCAAAGTGGAAAAAAATATACAGAGGAAAATGTGAAAAAAGATTTGAGGTATGGTAGAGTATTGTTTATGACAGATCAGGATTTGGATGGATCCCATATAAAGGCATTAGGTGTTAATTTGTTTGAATCTGAATGGAATTCGCTTGTTAAAATCCCAGGATTTATTAGTTTTATGAACACACCAATATTAAAGGCTAAAAAGGGTAGTAATATGTTGTTGTTTTATAATGATGGTGAATATGAAGAATGGAAAAAGAATAATGATACAAATGGTTGGACAATAAAATATTACAAGGGTTTGGGTACTAGTACTGGAAAAGAGTTCAAAGAATATTTTAAAAATCCAAAAATAGTTAAATTTGAATATAATGATACAACATGTGATGATAATATTGATATGGTATTTAATAAAGGTAGAGCAGATGATAGGAAAAAATGGTTATCCCATTATGATAGGGAATCATATTTGGATACGTCAAATGATACTGTAACATATACTGATTTTATTAACCGCGAATTGATTCATTTTTCAAAATATGATTGTGACCGTTCTATTCCGAATCTAGTAGATGGTTTTAAGACAAGTTTAAGAAAGGTGATGTATGCTGTAACAAAAAAGAAGCTTAAAAAAGAAATTAAAGTAGCACAACTTAGTGGTTATGTATCAGAGCATTCAGGGTATCATCATGGTGAAGCGAGTTTAAATGGTGCGATCAAAGGTATGGCGCAAAGTTATGTTGGTTCAAATAATATTAATTTGTTATTGCCAAATGGCCAATTTGGTACTCGATTGGAGGGAGGAAAAGATGCAGCTTCTGAAAGATATATATTCACTGAGATGAATCCAATTACAAAATATATATTTCCTGAAGTAGATAATAACGTATTGAAATATTTAGATGATGATGGTCAAATGGTAGAACCAATATTTTATGCTCCGATTATTCCAATGATTTTGGTGAATGGGAGTAAGGGAATCGGTACTGGATTTAGTACGGACATATTATCTTATAATCCATTGGAATTAATGAATTATTTAATTGATAAATTGAATAATAAACCATGTAATCATTTTGATTTTGTGCCATATTATGAAGGATTTAAGGGTACAATACGACAAATAAGTGATCAAAAATATTTAATCAAAGGGTGCTATGAAAAAATAGCAGATAATAAAATAGTTGTTACTGAATTGCCAATTGGATTTTGGACATTGGATTTTAAGCAGCATTTAGAAAAGTTAATTGATGTGAAGGGTGGAAATGATAAAAAAAGCAAGAAAAAGCCAGTTACAGTGAAAGATTATATGGATTCAAGTACAGATACAAATGTTTATTTCACTATAACTTTTGCAAAGGGTGTTCTAAATAAGTTAGAATCGAAAAAAATCGATGAGAATTGTAATGCAATGGAAAAATTATTGAAATTGTATGAAACAAAATCAACAACAAATATGCATATGTTTGATGCAGAAGAGAAATTAAAACGTTATAATAATGTGAAGGATATTATAAATGATTATATGATAACAAGACTATCGGTGTATGATGATAGAAAAAAATACCAAATAAATGAATTAAATAGTATATTGATAAGATTAAGTAACAAAGCAAAATATATAAGTGAATTATTGGATGGAACAATTGATCTTAGAAAAAAGAAACGTGATGTTATAATTCAAATGTTAATATCAAAAGGGTATGATATGATCGAAGGAGAATATAAATATTTATTAAAAATGCCAATGGATAGTGTTAGTGAAGAAAATGTAGAAAAATTATTGAAAGATAAAGGTGATCGTGAAATAGAATTGAAAAAACTTAAAACTACATCGATTCAACAAATGTGGTTGCGTGAATTGGGAGAATTTAAGGATCAATATGGTAAATTTAAAATCACACGTGAAAAAATGCAAATGGAATACAAAACTAAGAAAACAAAAAAAATTAAAAAATTAAAATTAAAAAATAAACAAAAATAAATAAAGAAGATCTCGTAATAATACTATAAATTCATAATACTATAAAGTAATGTATATTATAATGTAAAATAAAAATATATAATATATTTTTTTATGTTACAATTAGAAAAATGGCTTTAATTTCAAAGTTTTGTGTTTATAGGAACTACTAACTGGTAGTGAAAGTGGTACACTCATAGTGCTTACATCTCGTTTATATTTAATATAACCATCTGCTTCACCGTATAATTGATGAACACAATATTTAATGACAATATCATTTAATTCTTTTATTTGTTGCGTAATATTATCGGGTTGGTTTTTTGAATTTTGTAAATAAATACTACGCATAATAATTTTAAGAGTATCGACACCCTGTTCTTTTATAATATATTTATTATGGGATTTTTTATAAACACCAAACCGTATAGCATTTTGTATAATCTGAATATTATCTTTGCAAAAATAACATTTGGAAAGCAAGTTATCTTCTAATGTTCCTTTAAGAGCATCTTTGTAACTAGATAAAACATTATTATTATTTGTAAATAAATGATGTATTTTATTGTCAGCATTTAGTATATCAACACGTCCATTATTGTGAGAACAATTCATATATAATATATGAAAGAAAAAAATATAACGATAGAATATATAATGAATTCATTTCAAACGATAGTATTAATAATATCAATAGTTGTTTTAATAGCTATATTGGCTGTAATTGGTGTTACATTAAAAAATGGAAGCTTAAAAAGGAAATTTCCCCCGGTTATAGGTGAATGTCCAGATTATTGGGAAAACGTAATGGATGATAAAGATGGAAAGAATTATTGCTTAAATAAAAAAAATTTAGGCAAAGCTTCTTGTTCAACTAAAATGGACTTTAATGTATATCCATATACTGGTACAAACGGAGATTGTCAAAAAAAAAATTGGTCAAAAAAATGTAATTTAACTTGGGATGGCATAACAAATGTAGATGATATTTGTAGTCTTGATAAATAATAAAATTATATTAATAAAGATAATAAAATTATATTTATGTGAATGATATATATAATTTTATGAAATGTATAGTAACTAAAATAAATGATATTTTATGTGATGATATAAAAAATATTATATGGCAATATATACCTGCTGTTGTAAAAAATCCTTTATCAAAAATACTATATTTAAAATATTATAAAATAAAAAATGCATTAATACCTCCTATACATTTTCGAAATTACATTAGATATATTATACGTAAGGATTGTTCGTTTGTTATAAAAATGAATTTGAATTTATACTTTGATAAATGGTTGAAGAAAAAAAATATTTATTATAAAGATTATAAAATAAATAACTATATTAATTTTTTGTTGCACTTGTGTTTTGAGAACAATTCAACTAAGTGCGAAAGAGAGATTAAAGAACATATAAAAAAATGTGGTTTAGATAAAACATGGTATAAAAGAATAATATTAAAAAATAATAAATGGAAAACATAGATTTAAATAATATATTAAATAGAAATGGCATAGAAAAAGATATAATAAGTGTACTGGATAATATAAGAAATAACAAAGGAAATAATAGTATTAAAAAGGGAATCTATATTTATGGCAATCCAGGTAGTGGAAAAACTTCATTTATGGTTAAAATATTGAAAAAAATGGAATTTGATATAATAAAATATGATGCTGGCGATATAAGAAATAAATCAATAATGTTGAATATTACGAAATACAATATGTCTGATAAAAATATAATTAGTTGTTTTAATAAAAAGAAAAGGGATATTGTTCTTGTTATGGATGAAATTGACGGAATGAATAATGGTGATAAAGGTGGTATATCATCATTAATAAAATTAATACGACCAAAAAAAACAAATAAACAAAAAAAAGAGGAATATACGTTAAATCCCATAGTTTGTATAAGTAATTATCATGTTGATAAAAAAATAAAGGAGTTGATAAAAGTATGCCATTCATATGAATTAAATGATCCGAATAATGAACAGGTTGAAAACATATTGGGAGATTTAAATATTAAATTATCAAAAAAAACAAAAAAAACAATTTTGAATTATATAAATGGAGATTTGAGAAAAATAAATGATATATATAAAATATATTTGAAATATCCTAAATTTTTTGAAAAAGAAAAATATGTAAATATCTTTGAAAAAAAAATTTATCAAGAAGATAGTAAAATAATAGTCAATAAATTATATAATAACAATTATGATTTCAATAAACATAATTATATAATAAATGATACAGATAGAACAACTGTTGGGTTATTATGGCATGAAAATGTACCGGATACAATAATAAATAATAAAAATAAAAAGGAGGTCATAAAATTATATAATAATTTATTAACAAATTTTTGTTATTCTGACTATGTAGATAGAATAACATTTCAAAAACAAATTTGGCAATTAAATGAGATGAGTTCATTGATTAAGTTATTTTACAATAATAAATTATTTCACGATTCCAAATTATCAAAAAGGGGATTAAATACGATAAGATTTACAAAAATATTGACAAAATACAGTACAGAATATAATAATATAACATTTATTAAAGACATGTGTCAAAAATTAATGATGGATAAGAAAGATTTATTCAATTTTTTCTATAAAAAACGACTTGATATGAAGTATAATATAGAATTAATCCAGGAGTATTTTTCAAATCACGATATATCAAGGTTAGAAGTGAATAGAATATATCGTTATATAGATAATTATAAATAATTATGAATTAAATATAATTATATAGTATATTTAATGGAAACATCTATTCAAACTAGTTTGAATTCAATTTCAATAAAAAATAAGTTTCAAAATAATGAAAATCAAAATAATCAAATTAAAAATAAAAAATGCAATGTTCCAATACAAATTAAAATTGGGAATAAAAAAAAAGATTTATATAATGATATGAGTAATTATATTAGAAAGAGTTATATGTTTGATATAGATATGAAATAATAAAATTATTAATAATAATTAATATTATTTAGCAGTTATAGTTTTTTCTTTTATATTTAAATATACATTTTCATCATTGGCATGGTCTTGTTCATTATCATTACCATTATCATTATCATTACCATTACCATTACCATTACCATTATCATTACCATTATCATTATCATTACCCGATGATATTTCAATTTCTTCGATTTTTAAAAGTTGTTCATTTTTATTACCAACGTCTTTTAATTTATTTTCAAGTTCCTCTATCTTCCTTTCTTTTTCAAATAATTTAAACTCAAATTGTGACATTGATTGTTGTGCTTCTTGTAATGATTGTTGCATTTGATGCCTCTCAGTAATAAAATTCTGGATTTTTTCATGTTGTTGTTTTAATAATGAACCAATTTCCTGACCATTTAATAATTTTTGTTGTCCATTTGAATCTGACACATTTACTTGTGGTAATGTGTTATGTTTTAATTTATCTATCAATTCACTTATAGTTTTTTGTTGATTTTTCAAAAGTTCGCTTACTTCATGCAATGAGAGATTTTTTTGTTGTCCATTTGAATCAGAAATAACAATATTAGATGGTGCATTTCTCATTCTATCTTGAGCCATTTTTTCTCGTTTTGCACTAATTTCTTTAATTTGTTTCAAAACATCAGGTTTCATTTTTGGGTCACCTGGCGCATAATCTTTTAATAGTCCATCAATCTGATTCATATAAAAATCTTTCATATCAGCTTCTTTAACAAACATATCTACTATTTTGTCAGATTTTCTTACATAATCGGGGTGTGGATTTTTTAACAACTCTTTTTTATCAAATGTATTTTGTGTATGTGAAAAAACCAATATGGTTTTAAGTGGGTTTAATTGAACAAAAGGGACTGTATAATTTTTTAAAAATGCTTTTTCTTCTGCTAATGCCGCATGGTTTTCATAAGCATGGTCTTTTAATAATTCTCTTTTGAATGCGAATGTTCCTGCGGTTGCATGATTTGGTCCATATGGACCAAATTGATACATTGAATCAATATGCTTAAAATAAATATATATTTCACTTGAACCTGCACATAAAGCTTTTTTGTTTTTGGTCAACATTTCAACCGCATGGGATACTCTATCAGGAGGATAATAGTCATCATCATCCATATACACAATAATATCGCCCTTACTTTTTTCATGCATGATATTTCTCTTTTTCCCTAATGGCATTTTTTCATCATATTTAAAATATTTTACTTGAGGAATATCTTTCACTAATTCTTCAATTTTATCTGTACCATCATCAATAATAATCCACTCCATTCGTTCCTTTGGATATTTTTGATGTTCAAAACATTTAATCATATATGGAATAAATGGTCGCCGATTGAATGTTGGAGTACAAATACTAACAAATGGTCGCATTTTTTTTTGTTTTTTTTTGTTTTTTTGTCCCATTTTAATGAAAATATATTATAATTTAATAAATTAAATGTATTTAAATTATTAAATTATTAAATTATTAAATTATTAAATTATTAAATTATTAAATTATTAAATTATTAAATTATTAAATTATTAAATTATTAAATTATTAAATTATTAAATTATTAAATTATTTCCTAGAGTCTAAATATATTTTTACCGAATATATAATAAATGTTATTAACATAGCACCCCATGTTATACTATCTATAAATGGTATGGAATATAATATTGTGGAAAACCCAAATAATATTGTAATTAAATTACTATAACCTCCTATATCGGTACCAATTCCACCACCCCAACCTCTATTATAGAAATCACCAAATATACTATAAAATACTAGATACATATTATAACAAAAATTATACACTATCATCATTGGTAATAAAATCACAGGAAAAACTAAAATATAAAGTACATAACCCAATACAGGTTTTGATAATGCTAATATCAAATATAATATATCTTTGAAAATCTTTGTTCCAATATTTGATTTATCGTCGGGTGATTTTTTTCTATCTTTACCAAAATTAAATGGTTCAATTATTAATAATTGTTTTAATATAATAAAAATATAATAAAAAATATTAACTATTTTTGATGCGGATAAACAAAGTAGATATATAATAAAAATAAATGGCATCAATAAAAACATCACAGTATTTTCAGAACCTAATTTTTTGTATCTTTCTTTTGGATCTAAAATTTTATTTGATTGTTTAAAAACACTTAATATTTTATTCAAAATAAAATTATTAACAACGCGAGGTACAGCTACACTTTCACTAAATGCCATTTTCATAGCATTTAAAAACCCATAGTCGCCCTTTTTAACTTCTTCGTCGGTAACAATTTTATTTGTTTTTTTTGAATAAAGACCTTCAAAAAAGTAACTATAATTATCAATTGATGTTTCAAACTTATATTTTTCATCCAAACAATCAATTTTTGCATTTTTTTTATTTTGAAATTTACATTTGTCATATTCCCATGTTTTATTTTTGATATTAATAAAATTTACAGCGGTTAATGTCCAAACAACAATGGTTACAAACGTTGTTATTATTATACTCCAAAAATTATCCCAATTGTCATAAATCGGTTTTTTTTTTGTGTCCTTCTTTTTTTTTGCCATATAATATTATAATATATAGATATAATAATATTATTATAGAATACAATGCATGTTATAGATATAAATAATTATAATGAAAACATTAAACCCGCATTCCCTGATTGAAAAGATAGTATATTATATTTTTCTTCCATGACATGAAGATCAAATGCGTAATCAAATAGATTCCATACATTTTTTCTATATGTTATTTCTTGATATGATACATTAACGCCGTTTTCATTTTTCCATCGAGTAACACATGTTTGTGAATTCGAATCATTAACTGCCTCACTATTAATATTTGGTTCGAATATTTCAAATTCAAATTCTATCTTATTGAATTTGCTCATATTAATTGCACCACTAGGTTGTATTTCACTTGGATTTGTATTTAAGCAAAAATTATAACAATACAAATGTTCATTACTGTTACCGAAAGATCGACTATATTTTTCTATATAATTATAAATACCAGAATCCAATACATTTTCCCTGTATTTACCGTTTAATAATATACCAAATCGGTTCATAATTTCCTTATTATTATATATAGAATATTTTGGCGTGACAGCTAAACCACTAAATGCCGATGTTCCAGTAGCTGATATTCTTGAGAATGCATCTTGAAATGGGTTTAATTGTAGATTGCTACCAGATACACTAGCTGTTGTCAATTCGTTATATTCATCTTGTGTTTTCAATGAATATGGTATATAATTATATGGCCAATTACTATAATTTGTCCATTCATTTCTTAAATGTGCATCATTTCTTCTAAAAAACCACATCCAATTAGATACTAATCCATGTGATTTCAATTCTACTTTATTAGTACCAGTAATATTAAAAAATTTGTATTCATTTATATTTTTTATTAAATATTTTTGTTCTTTCAATGCAAAAAGATTAATTTCATCTTCTGACAAAAAACAATAATTACATATAAGATGGATGTCAGTATTCCATATATTTCTTTTATCGGGATAATTATCTAATTTTACATCAGTTGGGGGTTGAATAAATTTATAAAATTCTGTGTTGTTAACAGAAGTATTTGGTGAAACATATGGATAATTTCTATCAGTGTCATTAACATCTCTTATCTTATATAATGAGCGTATGGACTTCATTTTAACATCAATGTGTAATTCATTATATTGAAGGCTTATTAAAGGAAATGCCATCTTACTAGACAATGAAAACCAAGAATTAATAGGTATATATAGTTTTCTACCACGAATAGATGGGTCTGGTCCAGGACCATCTTTATACACACCTGCATTTGGATATTGATTCATTCTATCAAATGCATTACCTGGATCATTTAATTCATGTGTATTCCCTGTCATTTTATAAAATAAATTTTTTTTAGTCTCACTGAAATCTCTTTCTACTAAATTATATAAATAATCACCGCTATATTTTTGAATAATCTGTCTTCCAACAGATATAACAATCTCATCAATCATTTGACAACCAAGATTTTCAATCCATTTGAATTCATATGGACGCCACTCATTGTTATGGGATATATCATCTTCTGAGTCAACCTTTTTACCATTCCACTTATCAGGTGGAACTATTGGACTCCAAATTGTTGGTAAGTTAACAACCAAATAAGTGTCCATTAATAATTCAGCATACCTTGGTATTTTGAAATTAAAAGTAGTCGGTGTATCAAAATTAAGTATTTTTTGACCATCATAGTCAACTCTTATTTTTTGCATACCAAAATTCGTATATTTTGAATACGTAGTAGTAAAAAAAGTTTTAGATGGGTTTCCATTTAATATTATATTTTGATTTCCGTTTGCAACTATATTTAGTAATCCACCTGGCATATATATTTTATAATAATATTTTATTTAATATAAAGTAGATAATATTATATTTTAATATAATATATATGATAGACAAATTAAAAGATTTATATACAAATGCTCTACAGAATAGTGATACAACCATACAGTATATTTTATATCTTATAATATTTGTATTAATAGTTATTATAATAATGTTTGCAAAAAATACATTAAATATGAAAGACAATAATTGTAATAAATTAAATAAAATATATACAAATTTTCCAACAATTTCACCGATTGGCTCCAATGCATCCGTTCTAAATAATTCACTTCGTGATTTTTATATAAAAACGGCATACAATTGTTGTTCACCTGGTTATTTTAAAAATAGCTTTGTTGATTTGTGTGCTTTAAAAAAAATAATACAACAAGGAGCTAGATGTTTGGATTTTGAGATTTATTCTGTTGACGATGAACCAGTTATAGCCACATCTACTGAATCTGAATTTGATATTAAAGAAACCTATAATAGTGTTCATTTTTCAAAAGCAATGGGTATGGTACGTGACTATGCATTTTCATTTGCAACTTGTCCAAATCCAACAGACCCTTTAATATTGCATTTTCGAATTAAAAGTAATAATAAAGCAATTTATAAAAAAATGGCAAGGTCAATTCAAAAATATTTAGAGTCTTATGTTTTAGATAAGGACTATAGTTATGAATCAGATGGACATAATTTATCTGCATTACCTATTAAGAACTTTTTAAATAAGGTAATTATTGTTGTAGATAAATCAAACCCTTTATTTGAAGATACTGAATTAAATGAATTTGTTAATTTTAGTAGTAATGCTGTATTTATGCGTTCTTTAAGAACCGATGATGTAATATATACCCATGATATGGATGAATTGATTAATTATAATAAGAAAAATATGTCTATTGTATTACCCAATGTAGATTATAAAGATAATAATCCAGATTCATCAACGGTTATGAAATTCGGCTGTCAAATGATTGGTATGTCCTTTCAAAATTTTGATGCAAATATGGAATTTTATGATTTATTTTTCGATAAAGAAGGTTATGCATTTGTATTAAAACCTGATCCATTAAGATATATACCAACGACAATTGATATGCCGAAATCACCATCTAAAAATATTTCATATGGTACAAGAAAAATTAAATCCGATTATTACAATTTCGATATATAATATATATAAAATTTAATATTTATTTTATATATATGCCTATATCTTTGCAAGAAAAAGAATTAGAAATATTAAGAATGGCCGTCGACGAAGCCGAAAAAAATCAAGGTAATGAAATAGTGAATACCCCAGAGGTTAAACAAATTATCGAAATTGTAGAAGAATTTTTGAAAAAAAAGAGGTTGATGTGTTATGGTGGTACGGCGATTAACAATATATTACCTGAAGAAGACCAATTCTATGATAAAAGTATTGAAATTCCTGATTATGATTTTTATTCACCGGATGCATTGGGTGATGCAAAAAAATTAGCAGATCTATATTATAAAAAAGGATACCAAGAAGTTGAAGCAAAAGCAGGACAACACGAAGGAACATTTAAGGTATTTGTTAATTTTATACCAGTTGCTGATATTACTCAAATGGATCAAACACTATATAACCGTGTTAAAAAACATGGCATTGCGGTCGATGGTATTGTATATACTCCTCCAAATTTTTTAAGAATGTCAATGTTTTTGGAATTATCACGTCCAGCTGGAAATGTTGGACGATGGGAAAAAGTGTTGAAGCGATTGTTATTACTTAATAAAAATTATCCATTAAAAGGAGTAAAATGTGATAAACAAGAGTTTCAACGTTCATTCGAAAAAAAAACAAAAAATGAAGATGATATTTATTTGACAGTTCGCGATTCATTTATTGACCAAGGTGTAGTTTTTTTTGGTGGATTTGCAAACACATTATATAGTAAGTATATGCCTAGTAAGATGAAGAAAAAAATGGAAAAAATCCCGGATTTTGATATTATATCATTGGACCCAGACAAAACGGCAACTATTTTAAAAGAACGGTTGAATGATAATGGTATTGAAAATGTTAAAGTTAAAAAACATAAAGAGGTTGATGAAATAATACCTGAACATTATGAGGTGATAGTGGGAAAGGAAACAATATGTTTCATATACAAGACAACAGCTTGTTATAGTTATAATACTATTGATATTAATAATAGAAAGGCTAAGATTGCATCAATTGATACCATGATGAGTTTTTATTTGGCATTTGTTTATGCAAATAAACCATATTATGATGAAGAACGTATTTTGTGCATGTCTCAATATTTATTTGATGTACAGAAAAAAAATCGATTGGAGCAAAAGGGACTGTTAAAACGTTTTAGTACGCAATGTTATGGGAAACAGGCAACAAAAGAGTCTATGCGTGCTGAAAAAGCTGACAAATACAAGAAATTAAAAGAGAAAAGGGGAACGAAAGAATACGACAAGGTATTTTTGCGTTATGTTCCAAAAGAAATAGAGGAAAAAAAAGTTAAAAAAGTTAAAAATGTTAAAAAAGTCAAAAGTATAATGAAAAAGACCAAAAAAAGGGGGCGTAGAGCACATAAAAAGACAAAAAGACGTGTAAAGTTTCTTGGTATTTTGTAATTCAATATTATTTTTTTATAATTATTATAATTATAAAAAAATTAAAACTCATAAACCTCATAAAAAAACTTTAAAAAAAAATTGAAATGAAAATACTAATTATAGTAATTAATATAAATTAAATGAAATTAGTATTAAAAAATATGAATAAAATGTATTATAAAGGTTCGCTATTTAATCCACATAATAAGAGTTATTATGGATATAGGATTGATTTATTGAAGAGTGCTCTTCAGAAATATTTAAGGAGAAAGGAATTAGATAAAATGGTTTGGTGTATTACTGAATTGTATTTGTTTAAGTTTGCTGATGAGAGGGCTATGGGTGTTATTAGTAATACCTTAAATAGAGTGAAGATATTTTTAGATGAAGAAATGTGTTTTGATGATTGGGAAAGATATTTGGAAGTAATGAGATTGATTGAATTGTTTGATGAGAAAAATAGAGAAGGATTAGATATTTTAATTAAAATATGTAAAATTTTAGTAGATTGTAATATGATTAGATTAAATAATGATGTTAAATGTTATTATAATTTAATGGTAGATAAAAAGGGATTGAAAATTTGTGATAGTAATTATGATGAAAAAAAAATTTTAAAATATATGAAAAAAGAAGATGATAAAAAATGTTTAGAATTATTTGGTAGATTTGTAGATTTATTTGAGAAAGGTAGTGAAGATTGTTGTTATTATGCCCTTAAATTATTGAAAATGGAGGAAAAAGATAAAATAAAGGTTGGAAAAAGGATTCGCAGAAGTGGTCCTAGTTATATGGTATGGGAGTATTTAATGGATAAGTGTAATGGAAAAAATGAAGAATGTAAGAAAGTTGTTGAATATAGATTAAGGGAGTTTCATAAGAAACGGGGAGAAAGACCAATATTTATGACTGCTAATATTTATATGTTATTGAAATATGATGAGATTGATTGGAATAAGGTGATAGATTTTAATAAGTATAATTGTACTAGTAATGAATTGCAAAAATTATTGGATAATAGGAAAAAAATAGTAATTGATGATTATTGTATTGATATGCACTGCTCGCAGGGTAGAAAAATGGGTAAGAATAAGAGGGATTTTGTATTGGCCGGAAGTATTGTAGTAGATGAATATAGCAGGTATAGTAGACCAGAATGGCGGAAATTATATATTGAAGCAGGATTAGAGCATGCTGAATTGGTTGAAAAGGGGATATTGCCCCCAAAAGGTAGGAGAATGAAAAAAAGAATAGTGGAAAAGAAAGTTGAAGTGGAAAAGAAAGTTGAAGTGGAAAAGAAAGTTGAAGTGGAAAAGAAAGTTGAGAAAAAGGTTGAAATAAAATTGGAAAAGTTAATGAAAAAGAAAAAACCAACAGCAAGGGCACAGCAGCGATCTGAAAAGTATAAAAGAATAAAAAAAATGCGAGGAAAACCAAATTTTGATGAATTGGAAAAAGATTTGAAATTTATAGATAGTAATGATATTAATAAAGATAAAATAAGGTTGTGTACTGAGAATACCTGTGGAAATAAGGTGATGTGTTTTGAGTATAATGGTAAGATTTGGAAAGAAGGTAGAAAAAGTATGAATTATAATAGGGATTATTGTGTAGTAGATGAATGTAAGGAGAAATTTGGATTAAATAAAATTGGAATGAAAAGAATTTTGAGTAATTTTAAATTAGAAAAGATAGATAAAAGTAAAAGGAGTTGGGTGGATAATTGGCAAAAAGTTATTATTAAAAATGGAGATGAAAAGGTAGTGTATTGTGTAATGGATAAGATAGAGCCTGGAATGGAAATTGGAAAAGGGAAAAAGGAAATGTTGAAAAATAGGGAAATGTTGAAAGAGTTTGTAAAGATAGGTGTATTTAGAGGAATTTTAAGGGTGAGTGATTTTAATGGTAGAAATGTATTGATAAAGAATGGGTGGGATAATAATATGGAATTGGTAAGTATTGATGAAGGTGATATTGGAAAGAGATTGGATATTATTGGTGGCCGAGAAAAGTGGGTGATTGATGAATTGAATAAGGATAAGAGTATATTAAATGAAATAATGGAGGAGTTAAAAATGGATGAAGATAAAGTTAAATTTATTGTTGAAAAAATGAAAGAATATAAATTTGGTGATGAGTTGTGTAATGAAGTAAGGAATAATTGGGTAAATTTAAAAAAGGATTTGGAAAGTGAGGGTATTGAGTTTGAGTAATTATGTATGTTTGAGTAATTATGTATGTTTGAAAATGTAAGTATTAAATAAATAAATAAAACAAGGAAAGAGGTAATTTAAAAAAAAAATTAAAATTAAAATTAAAAAAGTAATGTGTTTTTATGTACATTTATAATTATGATGAGTATTGAAACGCCCGATTTTACCCATACCATATAGTTGCTTTAAGCTATTAAAATATAAAGGAAAACTATTCAAAAATTTATTATTTGATATACTTTTATGACCTTGATATTTTTTAACCATATCATAAAATTTTAAAGGTAGATCTATATATCTATCGCCAAAATATATAAAATCTTCACTCAAAAGGGAATTTATACCAATCAAATCTTTATCAATGGATTTTGAACAATGATATATATTTTTAAGTTGATTACATTTATCGTCATATATACAATCCTTTCTATATTTATATTCTTTATAATATTTCATCATTGTTATTTTTTGTGTAATTTTGGCTATAAAAATAATTTTATGTTTATTACCTAATTGCATACTTTTTGAACCAATACCTAAAATATAATCACCAATATTGCAATTTTTTCTTATCATAGGCTTACATATAGTTAAAGATAACAATCCTTTATCGACACAAGGTGCGCTCCCATTATCACAAGTTAATTTATATGAATATATCATTAATAAAATATATATTATAATTTTTATATACTTTATATAAATTTATAACTGCATCAAACAGAGATAAATACTATCAAACAGACCGGAATTAAAATCTTCAATAAAAGAGCCAAAATATTAATACGTTTACACCCTTGAAGATTTAAAACGCCGTTTTTTCAATATATTTATTCATAATATATATATTGAATGCCCTCACATAAAAGCGAAGATTATAAGATTACTGCTGTTAAATACTTTTTGGAAAATAAAAGTTCCTATGTAAATACCTGTAAAATATTCAAATGTAGTGAAAGAAGTTTGAAACGATGGATTGAAAAATACAAAACTCAATATAATATTACAC